ATATCCTATATCTGTGACTGGGGTTGGGTCTAACGAAGTTTCTGTACCTCCGCCATTAGCTTCAGTATATGAAAACCTTTGTGTGGTAATGGTTATTGTTTCTGATGAGTTAGATTGTGTAAAAGAGTGTTCTATGTAATCCCTACACAGTTCTGATATTTCAAATACAACTCTACTGTTTATAGCGTTTTTGATTATCGTATATCTAAGCGTACCATCAATACTTATAGTTAGCTTTGCAGAAGCTCCACTACTTACAGTTTTGTACTGAGGTGAACGTAATAATAATTTTGCCATAGTTTTCTATTTTGTTTTCAATACCCAGTTATCTCCTTGCTTGACATAACCTACTTTTGTTAATATTGTATCTAGTTTTTCTTTCATGTCTTTACCTAGTGGTTCTGAAATTCCATTTAATATCTCATCAAACCCTTTTTCTACAACTTCTTTTATGTAGTTTGTTGGTGCGATACCATCAGCTCTTATGGAATCGCCTATTTTATACGCAACGCTTCTTAGGTTAGCTGGTGTTCTGTCTAGCTCTTCACCTGTCTTAAAGTCTCTAAGTGTAACTGGCTTTGTTTGCAACCAATTTATTATAGCTTCTGGCGGAGGTGAGAACGGTTCTGTTCCTTCGTCAACAGCCTGCAAATAGGAGTTTCCATATAGGTTTATGTCAAGACCGTTATTTTCTACTTTTACATTCAAAGACTCGCCACCTGCACCACTAGAGCGAACCTGAGAACTTCCTCCAAATCCCCTGCTTCTTACAGTCTCATACGACTCAAGGAAATACTGAACCAGTTTGCTCTCGGCAAATGATTTTATATAGTCCTCTGTATTTTTGAATCTAATATCCATTACCTACAACCGTCTCCTGTTGAATTTATAAGTCTCATATCTGTATTAGGAATCTCAATGGATAAGTCTAATGCCCATCCAGAAAGCAGATTCTCAAATCTATCTTCAAATAGCGTGGCAGTTGCATCTGATGTTAGAACGTAGTCTACATCATTAAGACCACCTCTTCTAAGTGAGCTTTGCAATCCATTGATTACCGTAAGTTGTGTGTTTAGCACATCCGCCCTATTATCTAGTCCTTTGTACGGAACTGAGTCCGTTGCCAGTTTATCATCCTTAGAGGCGTCTACAATGTCCATACAGATTACCTGAATAGAGAAAGTCATTGTATGTTCTGAAAACGATACGTTCTGTACGTTAACGTGCGCCAATGGGAACAGCGTTTGTTTAGCTAAGTCAACATCGAATATATTGCCAAAGGTTACTGTGGTTACACTTGGACTACCATTTAGGTAGGTGTAAATCTTGTCCATTAAATCATAAAACTCTCTCATCTCTTATATGCTTTCTTTATCATTGCTGCTTCTATTTCGTTTTTCTCTTTATCAAAGGTTAGGAAGTTGAGGCACTTGAATATTGGAAGTTCGGTAACTGCATCAAACTTGAGAATGTCTCCTCCAGCAAGTCCGTAGATTGATTGATACCAACCCCATTTTGCGCCAAAGTTTGCTTGAGCTGATAAGTCTCCTCCTGTGTCAGATTGTTCTGTATATAGCTCGGGATAGCTATCAACAACTCCTTCCCTAAATCGTAAAAAAAAACCATTGCACTCATTACTACATCTAAGGGCATTTCTTTCATAAGGTTTGATACCTCTTCGCTTGCGTCATAGGGTGCTACTGTGTATTTATCTTTCTGACTAAAGTTGACAGGTCTGTAAAGTGCTGCCATAGCTTTATGCATCCTTTGCCAATCAGATATATTATCTTCAACGTCTATATATGCCCCAAGAGCAATGTTCTCTAGCTTGGGTTCAAATCCCATATCTACGCCAAGTAAGTCAAACCTAGTTATCAGATTAGGCTTCTCTTCAAATGCCTTGTTGATTATAGTTAGCACTCTATCGGCATCCTTAGCAGGAATGCTTAGTACTTCCTTTAGAGAGATGTTACAAAATATCTCAATAGTCTTTAGTGTTATAAATTCACCAGCATTGTCATCACCATCGTTATCATCTATCACTTTCATGTATCGTTGGTATTGCCCAAGCGTAATGTCTGATAAGGCAGTTGGAACTGATAATTCTAATTCTATGGTTTTCATATCTAAATAATAATTGTTTTGTTAAGTGTACTTATTGATTACGCACCTGCCTTTATGGCACATATATATAATATATATCTTAAAGAGTAATAACATGTATCGTATCTTAATATGCATTTTAAGAAGGTTATGCTTTATAAAGTATATTAACATGATACACTCTAAGTAAATAATATAACATGTATTATATAATAACATGAGTAACCAGTTATGATTCATAACCTACTTTTTCTAAATGGTTGTCGTAGTATTTTATGTAAATGTTCCATATAGTTTCAGTCAATTCTTCTTTTTTGTACGTTTGAGGCGATTTAAGACGCTTTACGCCATTATCTACTACAATATGATACATATCTCCACTTGGTACTGGATATGCTCTTAAATAGCTTCTAAATGCCCAAGAGATAGCTTTACGAGCTTTATCTGTGTCTTGTAAATGCAATGGAATGGGTTTTATCTTTCTTTTTGGCATACCTATTAAATTCATAGCTAATATACGAATATCCTATTAAATTCACAAGTATGGGTATTAAATTCATACCTATTGAATTCATTGATGTCAGGTGGAAATGGTTAAGTAGGTAGAGAGTGGGTATATTATACTATACGAGTGGACGCTAGGCAGAGTCCATACCTATAAAGATACAAATAATTTTCTAACTACACAAATAATATGTGTTAATTTATTGTTAATTCTTTTGGTATGGGTACAAAAAAAGGGCTGCATGATGCAACCCTCTTTAAACAAAACAAACTAAAAAAACTCTACTTTTACTACTATTTTTATTTCAACCAATTAATCAATCCGTTATTATTCAACCACTTAATAAAGTTTTTATCATTGAGGTGGTTTATTTCTTTGCTCTGTTTTATACGGCTTTCTTTAATTATCCGCATATTATTTTCAAATATTTCTTTGTTCATGATTAATTGATTTCACCTGTATATAGATATTTTCTTGCCTGTTTTAATGTATCAAAATACTTCACTTCATATAATGACGCAACCTTGTAAGTGTTGTGTATAAACGTTAACGTTTTGTTGTTTCTGGTTTGAGCGTATCCACAACATAAGGCGTATTTTGTCAACTCGTTTCTTTGTGTATATAGTTTTGGTTTCATCTTGTTAGTATGTTTTTTATTTGTTCCAATTGTTTAGCATCTATTTTCAGGTACTTTGTTTTGTTGCCGTATCCGTCAGTAAATTGTATATTGTATCCATATACATTACAGGGATAAACTAAATTGTTTATTTGTGTATTTTCGTATGTCTTCATATTAATTGATTTATATAATTTATCTCTTCTTTGCTTATATTATGACAACCAATTCGCAAAAGTTTATCGAAAGATATTGTAGTATAGTTTCCTATCTTTGCCACCTATACGAAAATAGTCTTTTTCGTATGCTCTAAATTTAGCAAGGCTTTTAGTCAATTGCTTTTTTTCTTTGTCCTTCTTTTTTCTGGTTTCTTCTTTTGCCCAATTGCGCAAATCTTCTATGCTCGTTTCCTCTTGTAAACTATCTACAAATAAAAGAAGCTCTTTGTACTCTTTGTATTTTCTTAGTTGTTTTTTGTTGCGCTCGTTTATATATTCGTTAAAGGAATTCCACAAACTATAAATTTGACTAATATACATTTGAGGTTTTCTAGCTTTAGATAGCTTATCCTTTAGGTACATTATTTGACCATGCACCAAATATATATCTGTTTTGGTTTTGTAGTATTGTTTATATTGGGAGGTTGCGCCAATTAACAAACCTATATGTTTGGCGGTGCTATTTGAATATCCTTCATCGTTTATTAATATAGTTTTATCATCTAAGAAACGTCCTAGCTCGTAATGATACCCATACGAATATATTTTATCCCCTTCAAAAAATATGTTGTTATTTGAGGTACGTCCTCTCTTTGTTGTTCTTTGTGCAAATGTATGCACACAATCGTAGTTTTTAAATACTGTTTTCATTTTGTTTTGTTTTATTTTATTATTGTACTTTATTGTATAAGTTTAAACCAGCAGCAAAACAGAATATTTTGCCTGTGTATATTTGTATCGAACCCTTACCAATATATATAGATGGTTTATTTCTTAATCGTAAGAATTTAGTTTTACGATGCATGTATATTTGTAGTTCCATTTTGTTTTGTTTTATTGTGTTAACATTATTCTAAGGGCTAAATATAGCGGTACGATGTACAAAAGTAGGTGAACCGCTTTTTTTGTTAGTTTGTCGAGTGTTTCCATATTACTAAAAATTAAATGATACTTTGTCGATGTTAAGTAAAATATACGCTACTCCGATAACAGTTGCAATACTGTAAATTGTCGCAATGATTAGCGCAAAAGTTTCAATCGTTTTTTGTGTCTTGTTGTTTGTGTTGTTTGTTTTCATAATTGTTAATTTGTATTGTTGTTTGTTTTTATATATCCCATTTTTGCGGGTTTCTTATTATTTCAATAGCTTGATGTTTATATTTGCAAGATATTAGCTTTCCGCTCAAATCATTTTGCACGTACCATTTACCATACCCGAAATTGTCTATCTCAAATCCTTCTTTTTGGTTTCTGTTATCTATTATTGAAATCATGTTGTTTGTTTTTGTTAGTACAAATATACAACAATTCTACAAACTACCAAAGATATTGACATTTTATTGACTATTTATATAAATTCTAAATAAGCAATACAATATACATATACTATATGAACGGGCGGGCGTATACTACAACAATTTTGGCACATATCCAAATATGGGTGCTTATCCATATCCAGTCTAAATAAGGGCAACAGGGCAACCGAATACAATTGCCCTATGCAATTACTACCTATGCAATTACATACCTATGAAATTACATACCTATGCAATTACACATATATTGAATTGCTCATCTATTAAATTTACTTTCCTGTCAAGTATAAAAATACGCCAAGAAAAAACATTGCACAACCTAATTCAATCATAATTTATTTTATTTTTATTTCTGGTAAACCAAAATCATTTATATCTATTTGTAAGTCAAAATCAAATCCACAATTTTCACATAAGAAGTTATCCTTATGGTTATTGTGCCAACATGCTTGACAAGCCTTTTTATATTCGTTAGCTTTCATTTATTTCTATTTTAACATCATTATATCCTTTTTCATTCCATTTTATCTTTTCTATTTCAGCATCTAACATATTGTCGAATATATTAGCTACTCCTCCAATCCAAACATAATACTTATATATTTTCATCTGTATTTATTTATGTGTTAATTTATATGCAATGATTATCCTTGTATGCAATGATTATCCTTGCGTTAATGATTATCCTTACTTAATGTTTATTTGGTGGAATGTGCCATTTGTACCGATTATGTACTCATCATCTACTTCATAACTTGTTTTGCCATCAAAGAACGTCAATTTATCGTATATGATATTTAAAAAGTCATTATGTTGCTCAAAGGTAGTTTCTTTGTAGAATTTTATTACCTGTGCAAATGAAGGAGTGTATTGTTCGTACCCCTGTATTTCATTTAACATAACCCTTTCAATTTCCTTAATCAAATACTTTGCAAGTGCATCGTCTTTTATTTGCTCAATATAATCTTTGCAGTTCTCTAATGTTGTTAATACTTCGTTATTCATTTTATATTTATTCTATTGATTCTATTTTTAATTCACTTTGACTTCTGTTAAATTTTTGTATTGAATAGTATTTAGTACTATGATTTTCATTATACCTGATAAGAAACGAACATATACCGTAACTATCATATATAAGAGCATCATCAAAGTAGTCAACCACTCCATTTTTAACTTCATAAACCCTGAAAAGTTTATCTCTATTATTATATTTCATTTGTATTTATTTTTATGTTCAATGCAAACATACGAAGCCTAATGTTACCCAATGTTAAGCCAATGTTAAGTATTTGTAAAATATTTACTATCTTTGTAGTATCATGTTTAAAGGCAAATATATGTATAAATGGAACAAAGAAGGGGATATCGAAATCGTACCCCAAGAACAACAGGGTATTGAATTGCCACAGGGGGGTATTGAATTGTCAGAGGAAGAAACCCCTATTAAATTCACAAGGAAGGAGACACCAATCTTTACAGGTGTATTAAATTATTTTCCCGATGCAATTCGAGAAATCGCAAAGTGTTCTTACGTTGGACAACAACAACACAATCCAGACAAACCTCTGGCGTGGGATAGAAGCAAGTCAGGAGACGAATTAGACGCTCTTACTCGGCACTTACTTGAAGCAGGTACAATTGATACCGATGGCATCAGACACTCCGCTAAAGTAGCTTGGAGAGCGTTAGCTAACTTACAAAAAGAGATAGAGAATGACAATGAGGCAGTTTAATCAGTACCTACGTTCTTGTTTAGACAATGGCTGTAATGAAGTTGTGGTTAAGTTTGACAGGCAAGGTATAATATCAGTTGAACCTATAATAGAGCAAGAATGAAAAGAATAGCGTGGACAATTATATGTGTGGTAACTATAATGATTTGGTATGCAGTATACCTTATGGTTAACGCAGCACATACATTCCTTTAGGCACAGTACGTTCAAGGGCGTATTGAATTGCATAGCGACTTGCGTCAATGCCATGATTCCAAGAATCTCTTGGTATGCTACCCTTCAGCTTCCAAGCATAATTGTTAAACTCTCGTATTAAATTCACAGAGTCCTTATCTATTATTATATTGTAGTCTTGCATAAGAGCGATGCCTGATAGGATGCTACCTTTCTTTTTAATAGTTGGCGTAATGTTTTTAAGTCCTTTTGTCTTTAACTCTGATATAAGTCGAGGCTCACTATTGTCGCATACAATCAGATTGTTTCCTGCATACCTTCGGCACATCTCAAATATATTAGAAGTAGATAGACCTGCCTTGTAGAAGTGTTCTTTTATCCAGATAGTCTTTCTAATTTTATCTACCGCAATTTCAGTTAAAACTGAAGCATCTACCGAAAATCCGAAATCAAGTCCAAATATCGTATCATACTCGTTATTGAAATCGCCAACCTCCCAATGAGTAAACACAACTCCCTCTGCTTTCTCAAGCCATCCTCCTAATATCTGGTGCTTGTACTTCTCTGGTCTACGCTTTTGCATAACCTCCACTTGCTCTACAAAAGATGGAGATAAGTGTTGCTTGTTATCAAGGTAGGTTGTGTGTACGTAGCTTACGTTCTCTTTAACGCCATTATAACCGTCTGTAATGCCTCTATTCTCAAAAAACCTCTCATATATCCAATGCTGTTTAGTTGTGGGGTTTAGAATGAGGATGCAGCGATTCTGCTTCCCAGTGGCACGAACAGAGTAGTCTATCTTTTCAAACGATTCCTCGTCTGTAAGTTCCTCTGCTTCATCCAAGACAAATGTCGTAACGCCTTGAATAGACTTGAGCTTGGCGGTCTGGTCTCCACTCGCAGTCTTAATACCACTAAACAGAATGCTGCTTCCTGTTAGGTTATTTATAATCTCATTCTTTGTAACGGTAAAGTTCTCTGCTATACCCATCAGTTCAAGTTTCTCCAAGAACTCTGGTATAATAGACATAGATGCCGAAGTCATTGTATATCGAGTAAACAGTATGCGATGCCCTGTCTCGTATGTTAGAAGCACCAAGAATGTGTTTACGCCAAAAGACTTACCACTTCCCCTACCGCCCGTAATAACAAAGTACCTACTTGGGTCTCTGAACAGAGGATTGTACTTAGGATTAAGATTTACTTTCCTCATCCTTTATCTCTGTTGCTTCAATATCAATAATATCTTCTGGTTGCAGGAAAGATATCACAGGAATGTTTACCTCTTGCTTCACGTTAATGTCCTTCTGCTCTTTTGGTTTACCATACTTGTATTCCCACAGTAAGCGTAAGTGTGCAAAGGAATCCTTACTCATCTCAGCAAGTGTCTCCCATGCTTTCTTCTCGCTTCCAAAGGCTTTCTTCATTGAACCTAGCGCAAAGTTCTTTATGTCTTCCTCTTTGGCTTTAGGCTTTCGCCCCTGCCCTCTGGACACTCCCTTTATCGCACCGTTGTTTCTACGCCCATCTGAATATGGAACGTGCGGTTTGGTCTCTTTTGGTTCTGGCTTTGGCTTAATCGGTATTCCTAATTCAGCTTTCTTCTCGTCTGATATTAGACTTCTCTTCTTTGGTCTTGGCATATTTAAATAATAAAGTTCATACCGAAGTGTTTAAGTGCCTGATTTACTGGGAGTAATACCTATCAAATAAATTGTATATCGTTTCACGATAGTATTCAACAATCTCATCATTATCCTCTTTTTTCTGTGCCAATTCTGATTGTTCTTTAAAGTAGGCATACGCCCTTACAAATGTTTTCTTACTTAGTTTCATGTCTTATTAGTATATTGAACCGCTTATTCCTTCAGAGGCATAATAAACCTTTGTCTGTTGGTTTCTCGGTTGTATTTTATTAGATATAGCTTCCTTCAAATCATATTTCAGCTTCTCAATGTTCTTCTTTAAATCAGACACCTCTAGTTTAAGCCTCATGTTCTCTTCCTCAAAATCAATCTCTGGCTCTCCTGCAAGACCGCAAAATTCATTCCGTATTGAATCAAACTTCTTCCTGAACAACTTGTCTTGGGCGTAGTCTATTTCAAATTGATTTATCTGATGCAATACAGTAGTATGATTCTGTTTTAAGGGTAATGTCTGTCCTATTGAGTGAAGAGACGTTTTCTTGTAAAACTCCTTAAACAATTTATAATACATTCTTCTGGCAAAAATAACCTCTCTCTTTCTGGTCTTAACACCCATATTAACACCAGTCTTTTCCTCTACTAATCTTTTAAGATATTCTATCTCCAATTCCATCTAATTCTTTTTTATATTCATTATAAGCCTCCATAGCACCTTGTATGCACTCATACTGCTCTGTATCTTTAAAGTACTCTATTAAGAACTTAACTTCTTGTAGAAGTAACATTCCCTCTCTTAGTGAGAGCAGTACATCCTCTCGGCACTCTTCTTTAGCTTGTTGATACTCCATCTTTATCTTTATTTACATCCTCTTTAATCAAAGCCTGAACCATTATGTAAACATTAGTTAGTGCCTTCTCTAAAGCGGTTATGCGCTGTTCTTGTGTTAGCTTCTTTTTTCTCATAAAGTTCCAGTTATAGTGTATTGGTCTATATTCTTTGGCTCATCAGAAAACCAAGTGTTAAACACGCTAACCGCATTATCAACTAATCGTTCTCCTTCATAATAAAACTCTTCGCTCACATTATAGATACCGATGTCCTTAGTTTCCTTATCTACGCATAAAAATACAAAGTCTTTATAATCTATGCCAAATAAATTGCAATAAATAAATACTTGACTTGCATAACCATACTTCTTGCAGTTGTAAGGAAAGCTACCTTCCGAAAGACCTGTTGTTGTTTTAAGGTCAACAATAGCCCTACCAACACTGAGCGCATCAGCTTTACCCCTAAAAGGCAGGAACATAATATTTCCGATAGCTGGTTTCTCATATTCCAATCCTTCGATTAACTGAGCAGCGTCATTGTTATTATAAACAGCATCCGATAGCCTCATTGTTTCTTCGTACTCTTTCCTGAGGAACGTCATTGGATTGTCGGCAAATGCCTCCTTATATAGCTTAGTGTTTCGTGTACTGGCATCTATCCAATTAAGATGTCCAAACTTCTCAGGCTCAAATACCGCCAAGTGTAAAAGCCATCCAGTTGTCATGGCACTTGTTCGCTTGTTAGCAAACCTCAACGACTTAGCGTATGCTTTAGGTGATTTGTTTAAGAGTTTCACACTACTACTACTCAAGGCGTTCTTACCTAAGTACTCATAGTAGAACTCGTCATTGTCCATTTGTTTTAAGATAGAATCTTTATCCCAAAACTTTCCGTCTAGTGTAACTATCTGATTACTCATCTATTCTTCTTTTAGCTAGTTCTGGTGCTATAAATTGCATTGGATGAAATTCCTCAAACACTTTGTTTAACGTGTATCTAATTTCTTCTCTGTTCTTCTTACCTTCTTCTGAATACTTCCACTCGGCAAGTTCCATTTCTTCTTGGTAGCTTCTTTCCATTCTATCTATCTGCTCAGAGTTAAGAGAACCTCGCTCTCTCATCTTCTGAAATAACTCATTTGTTTTACTCATTTCAATTGTTTTATTAGTAACTTAATTAACTTCTCTATCTTATTTAAAGCCCATCTCAAGGGTGTGTCAAGAACATAGTGTAGTATCATTAGAGTACTCTCAAGCATCCAGAATATGAACACCAGAATGATTACAAATACTAACTTCAGTAAGTTTAAGGGGGATAATATAAATCTTAACAACTTGTCCATTTGCTTATTATTTGAAACAAATATACAAACTATTTAGTAATTAACAAAATATAAACAAAAAAAAGAGGGTCAATTAAGACCCCCTTTTAACAATAAAAATGTAAACCGAAAAAACTTATTGTGTCCGTAAAAGACATAGCAAATATAAAACTATTTTTTATACCTGCAAATATTTTTACTACTTTTTTGGATTAAAGTTATCTTTCCATATAGTGTAACATACCGCCATTCTCTTGTCGGTATCTTTGTATTCAGAAGCCATCTTAGCATTGCCTATGCAACGCACTACAAAATCCTTCTGCTTCTCGTATTTCTTTGGTTTAATTAGTGGCATATCAAAACTTGCATTTATAGCAATCCCAATGATTGCCTAGTGTATTTAAGTAATCAATAAATCTGATATTGTTTTTATAAATCCACGCACCATTATAGTACACCTCCGTAACAACACACCTATCGATAGGAACGTCAATATCATCTTTATCAAAATCATGTTCTACTTTTATAACGCATGATTTACTGGTGTGCCAAGAATTACAAATGCGCTCAAGAAGTATTCTTTGTCCAGTAGGTATCTTAGTTCCTTTATATTTAGATTCAATAAGTATTAGAACCTCGTTGTCAAATTCAAGAACAGCATCAATATCTGAAGGATGTATCTTTCCGTTTTGAACACCTGTAAAATCTAAACCCTGTTTAGTTCTGTTACTATTCCTTATTAAACTCATTGTGTATTTTTAGGAGTTTCTGCTTTACAGGTTTGAAGCAACTGCTGCAATTTGTAGGTCTTATTTTATCATTGAATATCCTGTTGTAAACAGAGTACACTTCTTTTACCATGCTTCCGCTAATTGTATTCTTAGCATCGGTAAACAACCACTCTATAATATCCAATTCTTCATCAGTAGGGGCATTGTACTTCTTGTAAGGGAAGAGGTAATTTAATAGTTCCTGTCTCTTGTCGCAACCGCAATCGTCTCCCAATACAGCTTTAGCAACCTTATCAATGCCAGTCTTGCGAAACACCTTCTCTACGGTGTCTCCAAGTCCTGTTGACTTAATTTCTTGTGATTTCTTTTCTGATGACTTCTTTGGCATTCTTCAATGTATTAAATATACTACTTAAACTTATCTTTGTTTCTCTGGCAATATCCCTCATAGACATACCCCTATGATAGTAAAGATTAAAGATACCTTTGTCGTACCAATACCAATCTTCAACCAGAGTTTCAACTCTCTTAAATAACGCTTCTTCTTTTTGCTTTTCTTCGATAGAATCCAAGCTATCTTCATACATTCCCTCAAAATTATCATCCGTAATCTTATCTGTCGAAAATACGATTGGATTTTTCTTACAACTTGTGTGTGTGTTCGCATAATATAAATTTCTTAACGTAATGTAAATATAAAAGGTGTTGACCTCAGTATCATTATACATAATCTTTTGAGGCTCTTTAACGTAGTCAAAAATCCTAACAAACATCTCCTGAACAAGTTCCTTTGCCTGTTCACTTGAAATGTCAAAAGACATAGCCATATTATACCAGTCATCATATTTATTTGCTAGTTTTTCTAACAACTCTTCCTTCGTCAACATAATCTATTAAAGTTAATATTTGCTCAATCGAATTGCAAACAGCGTAATTACCATTCCAACTCTCTTGAAATTTTACCTCATCAGGTGTTAACTTCTGTTGACTCTTTGTTTTATTTCCATCTTTCAACTCAATCATATAATTACTATTCCTGTAACCTAGTACTAAGTCTGGCGCACCTCTACCCAACTGATGGGTATGTAAGACTGAAACGCCTAAATCTCTTAATTGTTTTACTACTTCTTTTTGGTTTGCATCTACTCTTGCTTTTTTCCGCATCTTTGAACATCTATATCTTTAAAGGGAGTGTACCCATCAAAGTAATACCTTTGTTCTCTTATGTTAAAATTGATACCCTCCACATCCTGTGGAATACCAACTAGCTTTTGTTTCTTAATCTTTTGTGAACCAAAGATAACACTTGTATCTGAGAAATCCAAAGCACGATTAGGTCTCCATACAAACATCACATTATCTGCCTTGTCTGAAAACGTACCGCCACCCTTTATTCTGTTCACATCAGGCTTGTAATACCTGCCACTTTCATCTTTCTGTGGTGTAACTTGATGCGCCACTAAATTTACAGATATATGATTCTCAATGGCAAATCTCTTTAACTCACTCATGAATCGACTTATATACAAATCCTCACGCTCACCCTTGTACATCTTGTGCTGTACCGTATTGTATGGGTCAATGATAAGAGAACGTATGCCTTTTGTCTTAACAAGAAACTTTGCCCTATCAAATATAGAGTCCAAGTTAAAGTTCTTTCTTGGGTATATTAAGAAGAAGTGCTTCTTTACAAACTCAATCGCCTCATAATACTCATCCTTTGTCATCTGATTATTTTTGTAGTATGGGTCAGCACTCTTACCAATATACATCTCTACAATGTCATTAAAGAAGTCTTTCATCGGCATATTCTCAGGACTGAACACTCCAAACTTCCAACCATCATGAAACGCCTTAACAGTAGCGAGTTGATTCAATAACAAAGACTTTCCTTCATTCTGATACCCAGTCCATATATTAACCTCTCCCATTCTCCAAGTCCAAGCCTTATCTACGTGAGGAATGTATGTACTTGAACCTCTTTCTTGACCATTTTCAAAACCATCCATCATAGAGTCAACAACATCATCAACGTCAAATATACCCTCTACTTTGGGTGCTTCAGCCGTTTTAAGGCGGTTACGTAGACTTTCTACACCTTCCTTGACTAATACCTCATTAGCATCCTTAAACGGTCTTAAATCGACTATTTTACACTTCTCTGCGCCAAAACGTCTAATTAACTCTTGTTGCAAGTTCCTACCATTGTCATCATTATCGGTAGCAATATAGATAGTAGATGCCTCGTCAAAAACGTCATAACAGGTTGTTAGACACTCAAGTTTCTTGTCAATACTCTTATCTCCAACATTGGGCGCACCCATATTAACAGAGGTGTGATAAGGGATTCCAATAACTTCCCAACTCAAAGAATCAATCTCTCCTTCGCATATAACAATCTTTGGTTGACCTTTAACACCATCGTAGTTGTATATGATTGGTTTTGCATCTTTAGCTTGAGCAAAGAATTTACCGTCTAAACCTCGCTTCTTGTAGTTTACAAGTTCTTTATCTTTGATATAAGGAAAGAAAATGTTTCTGTCATCTGAAGATGATACAATCTTATTTCTTTCAATAACCTCATCGGTTATGCCCCTTCCGTTAAGGAATTTGCGCCCCCTATCAGAGATTCTCTTCATATTTGTTTTAGATGGTTTTATGTATTGTTTCATTGGCTTCGTGTATTGTTGCATTTCTTTTGCTTTTTTTACTGTTCCTTTATATCCGCATTTGTGGCAATTATATACGCCCATCAATATGTTGATAGACAGGCAAGTGTCTTTCCAGTTCTCCTTACCTAAAGACTTGCATTTAGGGCATTTAACCTTTTGTTCTTCACTATTTCCCTTCGGCTCTATACTTAAATCTAAAAATTCTTGTACAAACATTTGGTAGTCTCGTTTTTATTTTGTTTTTTTTACAATTATATAACATGTTACGTATTATAACATGTATCGTATTATAACATGAGTATTAAATATTTATAATATGTATCATATTATAATTCTTTATATAACATGTATCGTTTCGTAACATGTTAATGCTTGTATTGAGGATTGATGTATATTCTACGTTGCTTACCGTCATAACCTAAACTCTTCGTTTCACGTCTAATACAGGCGTTTTCCTCAAGCTTCTTTAAGATTCTATATATAGTCCTGTCTGTTAAAGAGAAAACCGCACACAGATGCTTATTTGTCGAAAAACAATATCCCTTGTCCTTTGATAAGGATTTTATATATGAGAATACTGCCTTTTCGGTAAAGTTTAATTTGCCTAAACCTTCCATATCTACTTTTATGTAATTAGTTTTCATAGCTAAAAAAAGGGGGTTTTTACACCCCCCTATGTTTATTTAGAACGGAAAGTCATCATCGACTTTAACTGGTTCTGGTTTTGGTTTGTTGTCCGAAGATGGTTGCCATTCATCAATATATACGCTATGCGTTTTACCATACTGGTCTGCCTCTTTCTTTTTAGAGACTCCTAATCTTAAATAACGCTCTCCGTTATATTCACTCCAAAAGTCTTTCACTTTGGATTCAGCGATAGAGATGTTTACAATCTCCATTCCGTTTGGTGCTTGTCGACCTGTGCCAACATACTTCTTTTCATTCATAATTTATGTATTTAATAATTGTTCTACTTTTTTACTTACTTTATAATGCTTTCTAATGTCTTGCATTGTTTTTCCTGAGTTTAACGCTTTCTTGGCGTTATCAAACTTGCTACCTTTATCTGGCAACCAACTCATATCATCTGCAACAGCATTTGATTTAGTCTCATGTTTGTTAGTCGAATCGGCATCCTTTGTATCATCTATTAAGAATAAACCATTTAGGGCGTACTTTCTAGCGTAAGATGAACTACTACCAAAGCATTGCGCCACATCCATACCCTTTCTATTAGGGTCAATACCTGCTTGTGCTGAAACCTCAATAACACCTTCAATGTCTTTGAATTGTGCTGTTGATTCAACAAAAGAAAGTCCGTTGTCTAATTCTATAACCTTATCGGAAATAGTCAAGACAACTTTGTGTTCTACGAGTAGAGGTTTTACTGCTTCCAGTATATCCTCACAATTACGGTACTTATATTTACCGAAACTGTTATATTGATTTTTAGGTGCTTTCAGTCTCCCCTGAATGTCTACCAGTTTTTCATATATATTCATAGGGCAAATATATAAATTCCAACTGACATTACAAAATAATATCGAAATTATTGAAGTTATATCCGTACTTATTATTGAGGCATAACCTGTAAGCACGTTGCCCAGTATTGTTTAATATGAAGAATCCTTTATGCTCATCGTGCCATACAGCAAAGAAATCAACATCACTTTTTGAATAGTAACCTTTACCGTTTTTTATTTCAATCTGAGGTGTCTTTTGCTTTTTTGAAGTGTATCTATTGGCACACATAAATTTAACCTGAACCTTATATAGCTTGTTATTCTTCTCTAATATACAATCATAAGTAGAAGCGTCTAACAGGGGCATAGACACATTGAACCCATACTCTATTGCCATTGTAGCGAACTTGTACTCCGCAAAACAACCTTTCTGATTTATGTTCATGAAACTAATATACAAAAAAAGTGGTAACCTAAAAAAGCTACCACCTTTACGAAACAAAATGAAACAAATGAAAACAGGGATAACCTGAACACTACAAATATACCCTATTAAATTCATAAAGGGGTATTAAATTCATAAAAGTTATTAACGACCTTGTCCTCTGTATTTCTTTTTATAGCCTTTTTGACCTACTGAAGCATTCTTAGAGTGAACGTTTGGTCTTTTACTCCTAGAGTCTGGAGTATATATGTTAATTATTTTCTTTGGCACTTTTCTTATATTTTTCCCAAGTTCTTCCAACAAAGTACGCACCATAGACAGTAACGAGTAATGTTTGAAAAATAGGGATATATTCTTTCTGTATGCTAAACTCTCCAATGTTTCCATCGGTAAATGCCAATAAGGCAAACATAACCGTAAGAAATACCAAAGTAAGCGGTCTAATGTTCTTCGACAGCCAGCTATCACTTTGCATATCATATCTCCAACGCTCTGTAACCTGCTCTTGAGCATCCTTATCAGCATCCTCTAATAGTCTTTGAATACGTTCTTTAGCTAATAGCCTTTCCTCGTCAGTAGTGGTTAACTTATCTATAACACCACCAATGTCCTTTATAAGACCGCCAGTTATTAGATTAAGTATCTTTTTCATCTAGTAAGTCCAGATAACATTTTTTGGTTTACTTGGGTCAACATCTATATGTATAAAATTACTTCCTATACCTATTCTGCCAACACCAACAAGTCTTATGGCGTTTAGTAGTTTAAACCTAGACGATGAATCGGTTACGGCTAAGTCTGCTGCAAAGCCTTTTAAATGAGACGAGTTTCTTTTTCCGCCAGCCTCTTTATTTGCCTCCTTAGTTCTGAATCCAGAAGTAATGTGTATTGGGCTTCCGTATATTTCTCTTATTGCATCTAAAATAGAAAGCAATTTAGGACTCATTTTTTCACCACTTCCTTCTAAATCTGGTGAATCAAACTCTTCGTATTTAAAGTATCTCATAATAATTATTTTTTATTTCTTCTTTTTTAACTCGTACCACTTTTGAGCTGTATAGCCAATAGTGACTAACAATAAAAGTATTTTTAGACTATCTTCTAATATATCCATTGTACTAACTGTAATAGCTGATAGGTTTATCGCATAAAGTTTAAACGAGTTTAAGTCCATAATTAAAAGTTTCTACCTGCAAAGGTGTGAACACCGTTACCTTCTACTTCTATCTCTTTAGATACCCAACCGTAAGGGTAGTCAATCTCTTGATTGCCTTCTTCATCAGTTTCAGTAATCTCTGATGCTCTCCATAGTACATCAACAGAATACTTGTCAGCAAGTACAGGCGCAGTTAGTTCTTCGCCTTCTTCGTCATAAGTACCTTGTTCTACTACTACGTTTCCTAGCTTAACAACCGTATGGCTGTGCGAAGGGTGTTCGTTGCCTTCCTCATCTTCTGTATGTGGTAA